ATCAAATGCATCTTATCAAGGTCAAGAGACTCAATTCTCCCATCTCTCTTTTTTACTTTTGTTCCGTTGCTCATGTTTTCTTCCAGGTGTTAAATTTTAACTTTGCTTGTAAACCGGAGTAGATATTTGATTCTACTAGTTCTTGAATCTTGTGTCCAGCAAGGACCATATCATTAAGATCCTTCTCTCGGATATTAGATGGCCATATGACTACGGAGTCGCCACTATCGATTGTTCTGCCGATTCGATTGACAATCTCTCGATTGCGGGGTTCGTTATCATATATCCAAACAGGATTGCTGATACCCCAGTTACCAACATCAGCGTCAGCTCCGCACATAGCAATCGCGTTTGAAATGAACGTGGAATCGAAAGGACCTTCGGTGACATAGACTGGTTCATCTTTTCTGACATTATCCAATCCGTAGAGTTTTGGCGCATCATCATCCAACATTATGGTTAAGTATTTAATAGGGTTTGTAGATAGGGATCTACCTTGAACTCCTATAAGTTTTGAATCTACAATAAGAGGAATGACGATTCTTTCCTCGCCAAACTTCACATCATCAAACGTATCTGGTTTGATTGTATTGACAAACTCTTTGAAGTTTTCAGCATAAAAAAACTTCCCATTAAAGATTGCCCTAGATTCCAGGTACTTCTTTGAGATAGGCACAGAGAAAGCGTCTGGAAGGTCTATACTAACCTTCTTTTTGAATTTAGGTCTGGCACTATCTACAGTTGCGAATATGTCCTCTGGACTCTCTGTAGGGAAGTTCTTTCCTGTCTTCCCATCCTTGAACTTCTCAAACGTATAGTGCTTATGTGATTCTGGATCGACACTCTTTAAGAAACTACTAAACGATACACTGATGCCACAGTTATGACATTTGTAGTTTGTATTGTTCTTTACTCGATACAGATATCCTCTTGCCTTATTCTTCTGCTTCTGTGAGTCACCGCAAATAGGACAACGAAAATTGTACAGATGTGGTTTAACTTTTTTGAATTTACCAAGTCTTGATGATATAAGATTGATGTATTTCACATCAACATGATCCATGCGTCAACCTTCTACATAACTACTCGTAATTTTAGACTGTGATTCGGGTGCTGTCAATACCTTTGTCAATATCCCTGCGTTATTCATGACAAATGATGCGACTACCACAGCACCAATCGCCATCCAGACTCTCTTCTCTAATTGACGTATTCTTTGATCGAATCGGTCATAATCCCTGTCAATTTTATCACGGAGTTTGTCAATTTTAACAAACAATACTTTGTCAACTTCTTCCTGTTTTGAAATTCGCTCTTCATGAATCGCGAGCATTCTACTAACTGTAGTATTTACCTCACTCAGTTTTTCAATAGCAGCATCAATTCTGAGGACAATTGGTTTTAAGTCCTCTATCTTTTGTTCTAGTACCGCAATCTTAACTTGATCGTCCATCTTGAGGTTTGAAGTAAGGATTAAAGTTCGTTGCTTTCTTTTTTGCCTTCCTCGCTGATCTCTTTTCCTTTCTATTCATCAAATCTTGAATTGCTTTTCTTACAAACTTATTACGTCCATCAAATTTCAAGTTAGAATCGTAACCAGCAGTTGGACCCTTAGCGTCAGAGGACGCACTAAATCCACCAGATCCTCCTGGAGGATTTGCTACCATCCCTTCCTCAGAAACACTAAACTCATGATGCATTGCTGTGCGAAAAGCATCAACAAACTTATCAATTTTTGATTTCTCCATTTGTCATCCTTTCTAATTGACTTTGTATTTGCTGATCGACTTCAATTTCATGAATGTAAGTATGAGGATACTCAGGAAGTCTGTCCAAAAACACAACAAATGTCTTTACATATGGCCAAAGGTCTCTTTCTATTTTGAAAAAGAGCATTGGAGTAGCAGCATTGCCAAAGATATTATAGAGGATAATGAAATGATTGATCAAGAGATGAAGTTTGAGTTCATTACTTGATCTATATCGTTTCAATAACCTCTTAATATATCGAAAATGATTAAGGTCTTTATCAAAATCTTCTTTTGTTACTGCTTGAGGATTTTCATAATGTTTAATAGCAAATAATAGAAAATTCCTTTCTGTCAACTCATCAAATCTCATTTATCATGCAGGGGGGTATGTGGGAGTATTGCCAGTTTGAATACCGACACCGGCAACAAGGACTTCTTGCTTAACTCTCAATTGTCCATCGTTCTGAAGATAAGTGGTAACACCAACCCAACCTGAGTGTGCGACAGCATACTGACCACCTTGTGCGTTAGCAGCAGCGGTAGATCCGATACCATAAACATACTTGTCATAACCAGCCATGTAGCGACCAAACTGAAGGACTGCTCCTTGTGCCTTGGTATTGGCGATAGTGCTTGCCAGTGATACGAAGTAAGCACTGTTGAGATCAACTACAGAACCAATACCTGCTGCTTTGGTAAGTGCGTTAGTAAAGGTGACGGAAGTAGAGGATGTTGATACTACTTGACCGAGGTCTTGTCCGTAGAAAGAACCAGATCCAAACTCGGCACCGAATGCTGGTGTAAGCGTGGTGTCAAAGAATACTGTCAAGAATCCAATAGGAGACTGACTATCTACAGCGATTGAACCGGTTCCAAGTCCTGCAACAGGGATATTAACAGATCCATCAACATAGAAATCACCAGGCACAATACCTGCTTGTTGTACATAACTAGCGAACGTGGGAAGGATACTGGACCCTGCCGATACGCCAGAAGGAGATTGAACGTGCTGTGACGTAACGACCTTGAAGGAAGGAGCCTCTCTATTGTAGAGAGAATTCTCACTAAATTCTGGATTAGTTACAGTATACTTAGGAAGTTCCGACACCTGGAAAGTAGTAGCAGCGATTGCTACACCACTCAAACCAATCGTAGAACCAATAGTAAGTGAAGTATTTGATGCAACACTAATAATAACCGCATCACCATAATAGGTGCCTGCTTTATCACCAATTCTAATTACCATGCCAGTTTTGGCGGCACCAACATTTCCAAATGTAGTGCCTGCGCCAGTAACTACTCCCGTAGAGTAATCAAGGAGGACTGTTCCGCCTGCCCCCACATTATCCTTATTGCCCCAAAGTGCCATGTCTTTGCCCTAGATAAAAAAACTTTGCTTCAAATATTTATAAAAATAGGAGACCGTCCGGTCTCCAGATGATTATTCTTCGTCTCTTGTTTTGATTGCTTTTGTTACAACTTCAAGAAGTTGATCGTCCATATCAGTCTTGGTTAGCTTAACTGCTTTAGCAAGAATAACAAGACAGATCTCAACCATCTTCTCACCCAGTTCTTCATTTTCTGGAATTTTATTAATAGCATCGGTAATAATTTTTGATGCAAGTGGAAGTAAGAATGCGAGCATAATTAATTAGCAAGTAAACTATATATGGGTCAACCTTTTAATTGTGTCTCTAACATAAAGTCAGTAAACTTTTTCTTGCTTGATTCATCCATCTTATTTACAAAGGCTTTTGAAGCAGCAACCTGCGCGTCAATGGATGGACCATCTCCCATATTATTTGAAAGAGATACTTTCATCACTGGATATACAGAGGAGAAAGTATTGTATCTATTTTGACCGGGTTCAGCATCAGTCTGAAAGTCTTGCGACAATAGATCATCATCACCCTTAAAAAGTCTCTTATCAAAACCAGCAAAAGGTCCCGAGGCAGATGCCGAATTAGTATATGCCCCGTTGCCTCCTCTCATGATTCTTTGTTAGAGACGTATCTACCTAGTTTCTTATCATAACGTTTGACTTCACCAGGACGCAGACGATCCTTCGCTTCCTTTGCTTTGGCAACAAACTTACCATATTTCATTCTATTATCTTGTTCTTTATGACGCTTCTTCTCATCGTCATAACGCTTCATCAGTTTGCGATCTGAATAATCAATTGCTTCACCCATGCCGCCACCATCACCGTTACCATTACCATTTCCATTGCCATTCTTATTATCGTCGTCATCAACAGTATGCCCATTCTCTTTACGGAGCATTCCAGCGCGACCTACAACTTTAAATCCTTTAGGAATTGGTTTACATTTTTTATCAGTATAACAATAATAGTATCCTAACTTACATTTTTTGGATTCCTCTTCTACCTTATTAGGCAATCCTTTATGTTTAGTTCCAGCAAAATCTTTAGCATCTTTTTTATTCATGGATGATGCTGCCTTCTTCACTTCGGGCGATGGGTTGGTCATCTCACCTTTTTTGGTGGCATAGACCATACCCATAAACCTTTGTTGTGCCTTACTTACTGCTGGCATATCACTTCTTTTTAGTATCCATAATGGCACCCTGTCCATGCTTAGCACGGATGCTTGCCTTTACTTTTTCAAGTGCCGACATCCCATCATAGGGTTTCTTTTTACCAGCAGTGTTAGCAGATTTAGGTGCTCTGTCATATCTAACATTACCATCCACACCACCGCGCTCCATGCGACGGTCTCTCAGAGAATCTTCTGTAGACTCTTTCATCTTCTCACGCTTTGCCTTTGCCTTCGCAAGAAGTCTATCACGGGCAGCATCTCTATCTTTTTTAGGAATAGGAGTTACAGCACCGACCTTCTGGTCAACATCACCAGGAGCATATCCCTCCGAATGCCCCATAGGCAGTCTGCCTTGTTTCTGCATTTGGATTCTCTGTCTTGAAAGCATTTGCTGCTTTCTCAGCATTTGCTCTTTGTTTTTGAGTTGCTGTTTCTGCTGGGGATCCATCTGCCCAGTAGTTGAACCTGCTTCCTCTTTCTGTGTAGGCGCATCCTCATCAATCTCCTGAATATCTTCTTCACTCAACTCATATACATCAAGGACTTCAGCACCAATCTCTTCAAATGCCTCCTTCATATCAGGGTTAATGATAATTTTATTTTTAACTTTCTTCTCTTTAATTTCTTTAGACATCTCTGTGTCTTTCTTTGCTTCAGATGAAGGGATGTCAGCGATTTCGCGAATCTCCTCTCTCCATGAAGAAAATCTTTCAGACAATCCAAGGGATTGCTTGACGCTAGCACGATCAGTCGCAGTTACACCAGAGGCACTACTCATATAATCGTTAAATGCTTTGAAAAGGTTGCCGCCTTCCTTTCTTGCCTTATAACGAATTGCTTTCGTTATCTGCCTAACACGTTGTTTAGATTCGTCAGGAGCATTACCCTGCGCCAGATCTTCTTCAGAAATCATGACTTTCTACTTTTTCTTATACTTATTTATGAATGAGCGAGCACTTTTACCATCATACGCTTTTCCACCTGGTTGGAGGTTCTGTCCACCATCTTCATGTCCAGGTGTCATATCAGCAGCATACTTAAAGTATCCCTTGGTTCCAATCAAAGTATTTGCTTTGCCAGGAAGTCTTTCTTTCTTATCCATCTTGACTTCAGTATACTCTTTCAAGTCTTTGATCCACGATTTGAACATGACATTATCTTCTGTGACACAGATAAGATAGTTAGTTCCTCTACGAACAATTTTACCAACCAATCCAGTGTTAAGATTCTCTACTATTTGATTAATATTGAATATCTTTCCAGTGACATAGTTCTCTCTTAAATTTCTCCAATCAAACTTTGGAGCAATCTCCCAAAGACTCCAACCTTCTTTAACCTGCATCTTCTTACGAAGAGACATCATCATTTTCTTGGCAGTCTTATCATCAATAATATCAGGAACACCCTTTCGGTATGTCTCAAAATCATCAGATGCTGCCGCTTTTCTCATCTTGGACGCCGACATCCCTTCAACACCCTCAGAGTCGGGATCTCTTTCTCCAGCAGATACAGTCTCCACACTAGAAAAATCATAGAGTTTACCATTGTAATCTCCTGAGAGTTTTTCAAACTCCTTAACCCTGTCACCACCAACCACAATTTTAACACTTGAATGTCCATCACTATACCCCTGCTTCAAAACATCAAAAATAGTCCTGGAATTGGGATCATTCACAATATTTTCCGCATGATCAGGAAATGATTGCTTCATGATGTCCACCTTCTCATCAGGATCATATGGATTTTTCTTATTATCCTGCGATCTTGATGGATATATCTTGAAATTTCCTTTACCTGCTGCCTTCCTAGCAGCATCTAGTAGTTTCTTATGCCCAACAGTTGGTGGATTGAACCTACCAAATACAACTGTCAGAGGTCCAAGGTCTTCTTTAGGAGATCCATCTGCCCTCGTAGGTACTGGCATTCGTCTTGGACTACCATCTTCAAAACTTCCAAACTCTGATGATTCTCCATCTGCCTCTGGGGCAGAGGTAGGTTGCTGTTGAGTTTGTTCAGGTTCAGATTTAGAGGTTGTTGTTGGTTCATCTTCCTTCGCAGAATTTTGTTTCTGATTTACAAGTTCAAGTCGGCCGCCTTTGGTTTTAGCGGCAAGTCTACCGTTTTTATCGTACCAATTTCCGTGACCATCGCCAGTTAGTCCGCGACGTTCCGCTTGATCTGAAGCATTAGATGTTCTTGCTTCTTTTAAGAAATTAAAAAACGACTTCATTATTTGTTAATCCTCATAAAAATATTTAGTATAACTTTCCGAAGGGTCCAAATTTATTACCTTTCTTAATAGCAAGAAAGACCATATCAGTCCACACCTCAAGTTGATCTTTCTTAGGACTAATCTTATAAAGAGCATTCAGAAATGACAACTGCATCAACTTTGAGTTAGCAACGTATGGTTCTGTCAAGAATTTGTTCTCTATGTTAGCAACAAACTCATCACTGGTGTTAATATCTGTATCTGCTTTTGTACTAACAAAGTTAAACATATTTACATATTCTCTCTCTTTCTTTCTAAACTCTTCAATATTCTGAGGATAGTTCTTGTTTGACTTATCAAAGTCTTGACCAGCATCCTTCAATAGTTGAACAACTAGATCAACCTGTGCCTTACCACCCCTAGCAGCACCAGCACCAATCTGTGTTGCTTCCCATTTCAAATTAGAGAAACTTTTAGAATCATTTGCCTTAATCTGAAACTTGTATCCTTGACCACCAGACTTTGTAAGTTTGACTACAGTATCTTGAGACATATTAGCGTCTAATCTAATCTTAGATTCCACATTAGGGAAGTTATAATCATCTCTTTCTTCTAAAGAAAGTTCCTTAACATTAAATTCTTCCCACTTTGCCTGACTTCCTGATACCTTTTTAAGAGAAACACCAACAACAATCTTCTTCTTGAACATTTCTCTCATGATCGTATTCAACTCTTCAATCGTTTGAGTTGCTTTTGATCCAGAGATATTATCATTAATTACTTTTGTCACCGTAGCGACACTACCTTTGATGATCCACATGTCAGCGGGATCCCAGTTGTCTTTCTTGGTAATACCAAACTTTTGATTAACCAATTGAGAGATGTAGTCCATGAAGGAACCAGTTCCGCTGTGATCAAACACATCAAACTGTGAGGAACTATACAAAGAAAACATCTTTTCATGCTGTTTGTGGAAGACTTCCAACCATTCAAAATCAACAGATGGATATACATCCTTGATGCCTTTCATTGTGACATCATCATCCATCATTGCCTGAACATCTTTCCAGGTCTTATTATCTTTCAACACACGCTCAAAAACATACGTTGATGCTTTCTCCTGCATCAATGTTGTCTTGGCATCTGCTTTCTTTCCACCCAGTGGTTTATATTGAATGACAGCACTTTTTACTTTACCTTGATTTTGAAAAGGCACAACAGTGGCAGGGAATGATGACCCTGATATCTTTGTCGTGCTGTAATCAAGTTTCGCCTTATCAAAGTTCTCATGAATCTGAGCAGCGAGTGCCATTCTATCAGGTGCGGAGAAGACATACTTCATACGCACCTTAGATGATTCGTCCTTCGTTTTGATAGAAGGATCGTTTAAGAACTGCTCAATGCCATTGAATACAGCGAGAGGTGTATTCCTTGAAATTGCCATTAGTCAATCCAGCTATTTACAATCTCCTGAATTCTTGCGAGTTCTGCTTCGGAGAACTGTACACTTTCTTTCTTCATATTAGCATACTTTACAGCAGGTGAGTGCTTACCCAACATCAAACGCTTATCAATTTGGTCTTGTGTTTCTTTCTTCTTAGGTTTGCCACCACCACGAATCATAGCAGCACCTGTGCCATATCCTTCTTCCATTTTCTCATCACAATCATCATCGCACTTATGACCTTTCATACCGTGCTTCTTCTTATCCTTAAGAGCCTTCTTCATTGACTCTTTTTTATTGTTATCCTTATCAAAGTCAAGATAATCAGGTTTTGCTGCTTCGTAAACAGAATTATAAGCATCTGCCCATGATTCCTTCATGGACTTCTTCTTCATGTTTGCCTTACGATATTGAAGGTCTGCTCTGGATCCACTGTCCATCCTACCCTGTGCTTTTGGTTTCATAGAACCACCTGCGGGTTGAGGACCAGCACCACCATCACTAACTCTTCTACCGGAGGTGTACTTGGCACCACTCATCTTGGAGTCGCCAGAGACCATCTTGCCAGCATCAGAACGACTATCTTGATACTGTTTCTCAGTCTGACCGTGCTTACCCTTATAAAGTTCAAGAAGACCTGACTTTACATTAGCACATTCGTTTGCTACCAGAGCACTATGATGTCTTTGAACTCTCTTGTCCTGATTGAATCTAGAAGACCAAGTTTCTCGTAGTTTCTTTGATTCTCTATACTTGGCAAACGACTCAAGTCTATTTGCTTTAGATTTAATACGATCAAAGGTTTCAACAAACGCCGCAAGAATTCTAGAAGTCTTTCTATTTCTACCTACGTTCTGACCTTCCTCAAGAACTTCAGTTAAATTATTTTCTACTTCCTCTAACTTCATTTCTTGACTGAATAAAGTCTCACATACTTCTTCAGCAATTTCACGAAGGTCATTATCAGTAAGAACTTCAGTGTTCATCTCACTTACTGCGTCTCTAACTGAGTAATACTCCTCTTTTGCCTCAGAGTTATGGACAGCGGCATACGCTCCCATAAAGTTTTGCATTGCTGAAGACATCTTCTTTACACATTACTTTTTTATATTTATACCGTTTAGATGCTTTCGTTCCTCAGAATACAAAGAAGAAGGATTAAGATAGATCTCAACCCCCTTTTGTATCTCAGGATATAACCAAACATCCCAGTCATTAAAACAATACTTCCAGTTAGGAGGGTGAGTTACACAAGGAACTATCAATGTAGTCCATAGTGCTAATCCATAACTGATAATTGTATTCACAACTTACCGTCTACAGTAGCACTACCAACAACTCTGGTATATTTCTCAAGTGTACCCTCTTGCTCACATTTAAGATGCCAACGTGTCATAAGAGTGACACCATCTTTAGTAGCGCCAGTCATCATCTGACGACCTTGTTTTGTCATCGTAGAATACAATCCATACCTAGTTTCCCAGACATAGAAGCATTCGTCAATAAGTTCCGCACCCTCTGGCACTACTACTGTATTAGTCGATGTCTGAATCATCTTCCTCTTTCTTCTTATTGAATCCAAAAGGTCCAGACAGTTTATCTTCAAGTTTAATCTTCAGCGCGACAGCACCGATTGTTTCCATGACTTTTAAAATGTCTTCTGTCTTGGCATTTTCTCCCAGTTGGTTAGCAATATACCAATACTTAGGCCAGAACTCTACGCCTGCCTTTTCATAATCATCAAGTGTTAGAAGTTTCATCGCTCTCCTTAATTGCTGTTACTGCTTTTTGTAATTCTTCTTCAATCTGTGTATCTAGGTTCACAATCACATTACGAATATCAACAACTCGTTGTGGACAACAAGTTGGGTCATAGGTGTAATCTTTTGTGTCTCGGAATAATGATTCACGAACTGCTGCGGCAGTTCTTACGTCCAATTCAATATTAATCAAAGGTCTCCCTCCTTACGGTTTTCAGAATAATGGACATCAAATGTGCCCGATGGGTAACGAGCACTCAACTTATCAACGTTCATCTGCATGAGTTCGTCGAAGTCAGTATCAAGTGCCATACATGCTTGCGCCATATACCACATGATATCACCAAGTTCTTTTTTCATATGAATGATGTTTGCTTCCTCATAGGGTTTTCCTTGAAGAAAGATCTTCTTGACAATCTCGGCAAACTCACCTGCTTCCGCAGTGATACCCAGAGCAGCAGTGGTCAACTTGGGAACATCGGCACCCAGTCCTTCGAGTTCAGCAAGTCTTGTTGCTAGATCCTGAAAGTATGTGCTGGGACGACTGGTCGTTTGAGAAACGAAGTCAATATATTTTGCGGGGTCAATAGTCATAGTTCTAAATTAAGTGGTTCTTGTTGACTTTCAGGTAGAATTTGCTGCATCGGTAGTTCCAAATCAGGTGCTACCCTAATATACGGAACATCCACAGTCTTAGGAGGTTCTGGAAGGTATACTCTTTGAAATGAATAGTTTGGATAAGAACTGTGGCGAAACCTATTACCATCCTCATCTCTAACCTCATAGATGTAAGAGGCGTTAGGTACTACAAGTTGCGATTGTAGTGTTCTATTAGTAAGTCCCATATCAGAATTTAAATCCCTCAAAGGACTTTTTTGGTTTGTCTTCGTACTCATACTCCTCTTGTTTACTTTCAAGCAAGTCTTCTTGTGCCGATTGTTCACAATCATACAACCTCATCTTTGCTCTGTCAATACCCACGACAAATCTCTTATACAAGGTAATATCATTATACCTGTTCTTGAGTTGTTTGACTAGTATCTGTCCCAACTCTTCAAGCTCGTCAGTTTTAATAAGGGCAAACATAAGATCAGCAGTAGCAGGCAAACCAAAGGACTCACTAGTATCAGTGAGTTCAATATCACTGCTGCCATAACCAGAGCGAGTGGTCTGCGTGGCAGAAACGATAGGGACGTTTGCTTCGACAGCCAACCCTCGAAGCTCTTCAGCAATTGCTTTGACAACTGTATATGAATTGACATTGCTACCAGCGCGATATCTTTCGGAAGCACATATATTAAGGTAATCAATAAAAATAATATCAGGTCTAAATGACTTCTTAAGTGCAAGTTCATTAAGAAGTGACCTAAAGTGTCCAGCATGTGCTGATGCCGTTGCGTATTCTTTAATTATAAGAGTTCCCTGTGTCTTTTGAGCAACGTTATTAACTTTACTCTCAAACATTTGTTTGGGAAGATCAGCAAGATCTTGAATATTTACATTCAAAAGATTTGCGTCAATACGTTCCGCAATCTTCTCCTCAGCCATCTCAGCAGTAATATACAATACGTTTTTATTCTGAAGTAGAACAGCAGAAGCCATATGACACATAAACAAAGACTTGCCAACACCAGTGCCAGCAAGAGCAATATTGAGTGTTTTATTAGGAAGACCACCTTTGGTAATCCTGTTAAAGAATTCAAGGTCAAACGGAATCCTGGATTCTTTCCTGTTGTAGGAATCATATCTCTCTTCGTAATCTTCTAGGTAATCATGTCCAATGTGATTATCAAAAGAGACAGCAAGAGCTTCCGACAAAATTGAAGGAATAGCATCAGCTGTTCTTTTCTCATCATTCCCATCAGCGATACCAATTGACTGAAGGAGTGCCAGATATATAGCACGATCACGACACCATTTTTCAGTGGTATCCATCAACCATTCTAGGTCAACAGGTTCACTATCAAGACAACTGATGACTTTTGAAATCTGCTGAAAAACCTGCTCATTGATATCATTGCGTTTCTCAACCTCAATGTTCAAAACCTCTTTGGTAGGAATATCATTGTATTGAGTAACAAAAGACTGAATCTCCTCGTATACAATTTTTTGATTACTATCTTCAAAATATTCAGACTTCACAAAAGGGATAACCTTTCTCCAAAACTCTTCATTGTGAAGAAGGTTTCTCAAAATTAAAAACTCAATCTTGTCCATTCTAAATTCCTTTATGATTCCAAAGACAATATGTTGACATGATGTATTTCTCACCCTTGATTACAGGGGTGCCTTCATGAGGAAACATCCAGTACGGAGGAAATACTATCACAGATCCTTTCTTGGGTCTAATTGACATTTCAGGATAAAAGATAGTCTCTCCACCTTCAAAATCGTCATTGAGATAGAATAACATTGCAACAAATCTCCGACTTGTACCAACACATCCTACATCAGCATGTCTCTTGTATACATCATCGGTTCCACCAACATACTTTTTTATATTAGAACCTTCAAAGTCAAAGTCTCTTGTATTGAAGTAAAGTCCATACTCGCCTAACCATTCCTGATACTTACGAGCAACTGCTAAGTATACGTTGTTGAGTTTTTCTTCTGCTTTAGGATGGTGATTACAAATAAAAAGATTAGTCCAGTTTGGATATCCTTCCCTTTCTAATCTATCTTTATGTTCACTTTCTTCAAAGAGTTTAATTAGTTCATCACATATATTATCAGGTAGTACATTATCAATTTTTAGAACAAAGTCAAGTACATTCATGAACCGTAAGAAAACTCCTCCCTAGCAATAGCATCCAACTTTTCCATAACCTCCTCAGTAAAGTATGTTTCAGGATCTTTCAGAATCGCTTTGGCATACACTTTCTTACCATCAATCTCATAACGACCTGCTACATTTTTCCAAAGTCCGCCAATCTCACCGAGTTCAAGAAGACCATAATATCGATCAAGACCACGCTCATCGTAATAAAGACGTATAGTAACATCCTTGTTCTCCTTACTTAAACGCGACTTGTGCGTCTTAGCCTTGATAAGATTTCCGACAATTTCCGTTCCATCCTTTTCTTTTTTCTTGCTGAGATAAATGATCGTAGACGCGGCATACTTGAGGCCACTGCCGCCTCCCATTTCCTTAGTAGGGACATAAGTTCCGATGACATCGTAGGTGTGGTTTGTTACTAAGAGTGGAATATTTGCTTGACCAAGTTTCAAGGTAAGCATCCTGAAAGCACCCTTGACAAGTTGCGATTTGGTCATGTCGCGAACCTGTTTGTCGTCAAGAGCATCTCTAATTTCTTTCTCCGTGGAAAGCATCCCCAATGAGTCTAGCACAAACATACATGGTTTGCGATCCTCTATCGGGGTTTTAAGATAAATGTCTACCGCTTTGAGTGCCTTGGTGCGGAACTCTTCAATGGTTACAACATTGACAACGACAAACCGTTGGAGGTCAATACCCCGACTTGCGATAAGATTTTTATTAACAGCGGCTTCAGTGTCAAAATATAAACAATACCCGTCAGGGTTAGAATCAAGGAAATTTTTGACAACGGCGAGAGAGAAGAAAGTTTTGCCAGTAGAAGACTCCCCAGCAATGGCAGTAATCTTATTCCCAGAAACACCACCAAATACGCTACCTGAGACCAGTGAATTAAAAATGTAAGAACCCGTGTCCACAAACGTTTCGGTATCATCGATGTCTGCTGCGAGTTTTGTGTAGTCATCTCCAATCTCTTTTACAATATCTTTGAGGAAATCCATTATCCAAAAAATAGTTCTAGGTTTACAACTTTCTCAACGTTCCATCCAATGGCGTCAAGTATGACCTTTACAGGTTCTAAAAATGCCTTGTTGAATTGTAAATCATAATCGATATACTTGTCAAGACCCAACTCATGAGGGAAATCCGAGATGAAAGATATTACATTCTCTCTGATTGGATTTGCCTTTTTCAATGCGACAAACTTAATCTTCTCACCATTATTGATAAGAGAATACTTGTTTGTCAATCCCTTCTCCTTTATATAGTAATTATAGAGTAAAGCACCACGAACATGCATGGGACAACCTTTTCCATAGATTGTAGCATGGTTCTTATGTTTATTCACATCAGAGATTGACCTTGGGAAAGCAATCTCTTCTGGGGACATCTTCCTAAACTTCACCCTAGCATCATCAATAAAGTCAATCACTTCATCTTCTGTGCCACTCATCATTAGATGTAAGGCATCTTTAATCATCTTCCTACAGGGAGCAGGAGTAGACGACTTAACCGCCTCAATGCCCATCATTTTCAATTTAGGTTCTTCATACCGCACACCCTCACTGTCCCAAACATTGAGGATATATCTCTTCTTAGCAGTCCAAATACCACGTTCAGCGATGTTCTCCCGCTTCATCTGCATCTTCTGCTCGTAAGCATTCACATACGTCGCAAGGTCTTGATAAGAGGATTCGATGAACGGTTCCAACTTCTCTTCACAGATCGTGTTAATGATTTCCACAAGTTTAGTCGTTTCGCTAATACGACTACTATAAAATTTATCAACAAGAGGTCCGAAATTAATATAGATTGAGTCAGTATCGGATGCGATAACATAATCGATACTATTTGTTTTGAGCAAGTTATTTATATACTCATTCACACGGTTCTCAATCCAACGGATAGAAGTTTGCCCGGAAAGCGTAATTGCTTCAGCGTTTGCTAACTTAAAGTACCTGAAATATTGATTACCGATAGCGCCATAAGCACTATTAAGAGCAATCTTCTTCGCCATTTGAATGTTGTTACATCTAGCGATTTCCTTTTCAAGTGCCACAGTAGGCGTCTTCTCGTACTGCTGCTTGGCAGTAAGCATTCGTTTCTTAAAGATGACTCGTTCAGCATACATCTTCTCCATCAATTCAGGTAGGAAACCCTTAATGTCTTTTCTGTACATGGCACCATTGGCACATACAGAATAGTCCTTATACATCTCAAAGGTAAGTTCTTTATTGAGAATTTTATCAACAGTAACTGATGGATGCTTCTCCTCAATCAAAGTTTCAGGTGAAATATTATACTGCATCATCAAGTGAGGATACAGAGAGTTAAGGTCAAAAGACACGACCCAATCATACTTACCTGGTTTAGGTTCTTTTACATATGCTCCAGCATACTTTTCACTCTTATCAGACCTATCTCTAGGAGGAATAACAATGTTCCTCTTCTTCAGATAGTTGTAGATGATGGTGTCCCACATACGAACCTGGAACATTACATCATTGTAGTTCACCTTGGCAGTATATGCCATCGTGAGTGCCAACTCAATCAATTTCATCTTGTCTTCCATTCGGTCAACAAGTTCCACGTCAACGATGTTGTAATCTACAAACTTCTTCCAGTTACCACGATAGAAGTCACGAAAGGTATCAAACTCACTATGATCCAGTTTCTTCTGACCCAGTTCTACCTCGGCAATATAATCCAAACGATAGGATTCCTGTGCCTTATAAGTAAACTTCTTATAAAGTTCCAGGTAGTCAAGGGTGGCGACACCTTGAAGGTCAAAGATATTAAACTGACGACCAGAGATTTGAATCTCTTCGTGAGTAACCAATCCCCATGGGGAAAGTTGCTTCATCTTCTTCTCGCCCATAATACGGGTGATGCGCCCACACATATAAGGGATATCATACAGACGACAGTTCCAACCAGTCACCACATCAGGTGTATTCTGTTGCCACCAATAGAGGAATGCTTCTAGCATCGCAACTTCTTCCGAGAAGTGATGATAGGTTACATTTGCCTGTGTAGGAACATACTGATGACGACCCCAGGTTGTAATCTTTTTAGTATTATAATCTTGAATAGAGATAGTCAACATCTCTTCAGAACAAGATTCTGGATCTGGAAATCCGTGCTCTGCCTGAACCTCAATATCAATAGTTACAAGATTAATATTTGAGATATCAAACTTAATCTCATCCTCTGGATACTTATCCGAGATGTATTGATAAAGGAATCTGTCTTGACCGTAGATTTTAAATCCGTCAATGTCATCATACTTACGATAGAATTCACGACAATCACGAACCGACCCAGGTTGAATCGGTTCTACATGATCTCCTTCAAGTGTTTTCCACTTACTATCTTTCTTTGATTTTACATAAAGTGTGGGTTGAAACTCTTCCTTATATGATACCTTTCTTCCATTCTCATATCCACGAAACAGAAAATTGTTGCCAATCATCTGGACGTTGGTGTAAAACCTCACTTCAGCAATCCTTCGTACTTATCTTTGAGTTTACCAGTTGGTTCAGCGATAGTCAAGACCTTATCCGAATGAATCATAAATGTATTCTGATTAGTCAGGTCAACCAACCATGGAGATAGAGTTCCATCCTCATTGATGACGAATGGTTCTGTCAGTTTACAGTCAGGTGATCCCAATTCAGAGGTCACTTCATCAATTTGACTGATCAGAATCAGACCACTAGACATGTATAGAATCTTACAGTTTGCGTCTTCATTCATTTGCCAACTCCATAATCAGGTGCGTTTAGTTCCAATTCGTAGATCGTCTTGTGGAGTTTAGCGATTGCTTCCTTTACTTCAGAAGTTTCTTCCCACTCCCAAGTTTCCTCACGACCTTTGTTATCTTTCTTGGTCTTTGACTTCTTAGTCATACAGTCCTCCTATCAGGGATATCATAGCACAAAAAAAGAGGGGTGTCCACTGGATTTTGCCAGTAGCACCCCTGCGGCGACGATATGGATTATTTAGTCTGCACCGAACCAGAGTTTCTTCTGGTGTTTCTCTGGAACAATACGGTCTAAAACCACAGACAGGATGCCGTCAACGAACTCTACATTGCTTACCTCAACGTCTTCAGAGAGCGTCCAGGCGCGTTTGAAAGAGCGTAGGGCAAGTCCACGATGAACGTACTCTCGTTCTACCGTATCTTCCTTTGCTGCCTCTACAAACAGTTGACCTGACTCAGTGTATGCTTTAACTTCGTTACTACTGAATCCAGCGAGTGCCAGTTCTAGAGTATAAGTATTGTCGTTTACTTTAACTAGGTTGTAAGGTGGATAATTAATGTCTTCCGTAGTGGAGAGTTGCTTATCAAACCATTCATTCAATCCAATTGAATGCTTATCAATGTCGCGGACAAAGCGATCCAGATCCGCAGCACCGTAGTGTGCTAATGTTCTCATTATGGTAGCTCCTATAAAAGCGAGTTTGTGTTTTGTGATCCCCGAAGGCAATCAAATATATTTATAGCAGAAAACAAAAAAAGAAGATACGGTGACAACCGTACCTCCTTATAAGGGTTTCCGACTTTTGTAGAGACCGCACGAAAAGAGTCTCAGTCCTATTTATTCGCTCTCTTCAGTCTTTGTCTTTTTCCCAATATTGTATTTCTGTTCAAGCACCCAATTACCTTTCTCTTTGTAAGGGAGAACTTTGATTTGATTCAAAGGAGCAATGTCCAGAATAGTATCTTCAATCACTACTGAAATGAGACCCCAATCAGCAAGCAAGCGAGTAATACGGTTCCTACGCTGAACGTCGTTAACAGTAAGGTTAGCGTACTTGCCATCAAGAGCAAACAACTCCTTAAAATGTACGATATAGTATTTACCTTGCTTATGCAGAATATGACAAGATTGGTAAAGTTTCTTCTCTTTTCTAGAAGCAACACCAATACGAGTCAGTGTTTCTCGGACCTTCAGAAAGTCATCGGGGGCATTCAGTCTGACCTCAATCATCTTATCTTGAGACCAATTAACCTGCGGTTCAGTTGTCTGTGTCATTTTGTACCACCAGTGTCAAGTCGTTGTTTAATAAATTCGATCTGTTCATTTGATAAAATCTTCAGTGCTTGAGATGCTTTCTCATTACTGTAACCATAGTATTGTTTGATACAATCTAAGTCGGTGACCTTATCCTTACGGATCCAAGGAGAGAATCTCTTCCTCTTTCTCAAGATATTTAGATAAAATTCATATTGCATATCCTTGTCTAAGAAATGATACTGGTTCATTTCATTGGCAAACATAATACAATCTAGGTGACCTGACAGACACCGATTCACAATGTAGGGTGGATACTCATTAATATTATCTTTAAGATTCTCTTTTGAGAAATTAATTGAGTTCAACCAATCCTTCAGTTCCATAATTAAAAAGCAATAATTCTTTGCGTTGTTTTTGCTCACGCATATACTCACCTACTGAACGCATTGTATAGGTAAGGTCAAACTCAACCGCATTCCATGACTTGAAACGGTCCATAACCAACTGGTCAGAATTGTAACTGACAAGACAATCCATAGAACAATCATCACAGTCTATGGCAAACCGATCATGATCAAATCTCTTATGCATAGATCCTTTCTTTCCATAAAGGTTGTCTTTGATATCATAAGGAGGATCCAAATAAACAAACGCAGTCTTTTCAGAACCTTCATCTAGAAGTTTCTCATAAGAATGATTTGTTATCTCCCAATTCTTAATCAACTGAGTATACCCATCAAGTTTCAAGATACCCTTCATTGAAAAGTTACTATCTGATGCCTGAGCAGAAAAAGAAGAACTCTCAGTTAGTCCAGAGAAAGAACACTTGTTGATGATATAGAAAGATATTGCTCTCCACAAAGGGTCTTCATTATTATGCTCAAGATAGTCCTTTGATGATAAGAACAATCCCTTAGCAGAAAGAGGTTCAGGATAACGAGACTTTAACTGCATCAGTTGGAGACGAAGTTCATGTCCGTTTTGTTGAAGTTGCTGCCAGAAGTTAACTAGGGGTTCGTATAAATCATTGACCCATATCTTTATATCTGGATACTTCTTGATAACATAAAGAGATACACTTCCACCACCCAAAAAAGGTTCCCTGAACTCGTCATAATCACGAAGATCAGGGATATAAGGTCCAATCTTTTTGGTGGCACGACTTTTACCACCAGGATAACGAAGAGGAGTTTTCAAAGATTTCATCTGTGATGACTAAAGTGAAAATGATATTCAAAGTATTCAGGATCCCAAATAGGATGCATCCACCTGTTGCCATGATGACCTCTATCAGGTCCATTATGTGTATGCCTATGACAATGAGAGTATCCCTTTTTGGGGTGATGGTGACAGTGCCTATGAGAATCATGGTAATGTGGTCTATGACCGTGCCTTTTATGTGCCAGTGCTGGTTCGGCAACTGCGATAGCAGCACAGATTGTTAGGCAAGAAATGATTACTTTCCTCATAGGATTAGTTTTTTACTAGGAGTTGCGAGGGGGGAGAAAATCTTTTCATAGTTCTCCACGATCTCATCTCTTGCCTCAATTACATATACAACATACTCCTTAGAAACTTTAATAGTTTCGTCTTCTTTAGCAAGAGTAGACCAGGGAGCAAATCCAACCTGACCCTGTGAATTTGGAATAGCAACAAGAGGGTGTTCTACCTCAATACTCTCTTCATCTTCACTAATAAGGGTAAAGATAATTTCTTCACCCGTGTTCATTCGTAATACTTTAACGTTCATTTTACTCTCTCTGTAAGGTTAGTAACTGAATCGGCCATTGCTCTATACCCTGAACCGACGTAAATTTGTCCTACTACCACAGATATGGTAGCAACTCCCCAGAAGTAATAATATAATCTGGATTTGTTTTGTCTAGGTTTTTTGCTCATTTAAAATCACATTCCACCATTATTTCAGTTAGACAAGCAAGCATATTTATTTCCTGGTCTGCGACGAACGAACTCTGATACTGATACTTAGCAATAATGAGGACAGCAGCAGCAATCCCAGGACCTGCCAAGTGTGAGTAAAGAGCATCGTAAATGCTACGCAGAAGTACAGTAGGATCATTGTCCAGATTATCAACAACCCACTTCCGTGTGGCGGGAAAGTCCTTCTCTTTGAGGAACTTGAAGAGATCATCTGTTTTGACATTACTGAACGCAGCAAGGATGCCTGAATCTATTTTACCACTAACAGAGTAACGTTGCAACTCATTGAGTACACGACGCCAGTCAGGAAAATGTTTGTTGATTAGTTCAGCAAGGACTTTGCCTTCAAAATCAACTCTCTCCAAAACGAGGATGTCTTGGATACGTTTGAAGAATTGGGTTGCAAGTCCCTGTCTTTCTTTTCCCTTAATTCCAAATTCGACCACTGCACATCGGGAATGAAGTGGAGCGATGATTTTGTTTTTGTAGTTACAGGTGAAGATGAATCTACAGTTGCCAATAAACTCCTCAGTAAACGCCCGTAAGCAGAGTTGTACATCTGGGGTTGTGTTATCTGCCTCATCAATGATGACGACTTTGTGTTTTGCAGTTGAAGAAAGCGAGACGGTCGAAGCGAAGTTCTTCGCATTGTTTCGGACAGTATCCAGGAATCGCCCCTCATCGGATCCATTGATGACATAATAGTCTACTCCAAGTTCTTCGCATAATGCTTTTGCGACAGTGGTTTTACCACATCCAGGAGGTCCAGACAACAACAAGTTGGGAACCTCACCCTTATCTAGGAAATCCTGAAAGGTCTTCTTAATATTGTCAGGAAGTATACACTCTTCAATAGTCTTGGGTCGATATTTCTCAACCCATACAAAATCATTACGACTCATAAATCAAATCCAATCAGGTTTACGATGAGGAAGGCGAATGTAATTATCGCATACCCAAGGTTTAGATGCAATGTACATCTTATAGGCAGTGTAGATATCGATGCTTGTATCATACTTGAACTCATCAGGTCCTGCAAACACAAAAGGTTTAGGTCCCTCGCCAGAGCGTCCTGTGGGATCACCCGTGGGTAGGATCTCTTTTGCTGCACAGAGAGTCAAGAAGCAAGTATGAACTTTACCATAGCGAGCGGCATACTCTTCACACAGGGCGAACCCATGTGCGAGTAACCACTGCCAGTTCATGACAAAATCATTCGCCCACTTGGTACATGGGTGGTTACGAAAAGCACCCTTCTCAGTAGCATAGGGAGTGCCGTCTGCTTTGGGAAGGGTGCCAAAACCATGACCCCATTTCTCAGAGCATACAATAGCAAGCATCTGACAGGTCTCCAAGGGCATCTTGACAATGTGCTTGTCAGGAAGAACCATAGCAGACTTGTATGGACTGGGATCAGTTACAAAAATGTTCATAACAATTTAGATAGCGATATCGCAAGTAAGAATGATAACATCATAACCACATCCCATGATTTTGTCCTAATAAAGTAAGGAATTGAAATAAGGTCTGCTACAAATTGTGTTATCACTCCTGTCATCAAGTCAACATGAAGGATAATAAAATAGGCAATGATAACAAGACCACTGCCTACTACTCTCATCCATATATCAACCGAATGTCGAATCGGGTTCAAGGGCGATATAATAGGTGACATCAAGATTCTGATTAGTAAATTTAGACAGAAGTTTAGAAGATACGATCACATCATATGTGCCAGGAACAATTTTAAGGTTCTCTTCTTTGAAATTGAAGACGAAACTATCCTCAGTCTCACCTACAATGATTGAGAAATCGTTAGAGGTATCGTTCTTCTTATCGCGAGCAACCAGTTTGACAACACCGTTCTCACCGATGGCAGAGATGTCAGGCAGTTGATAGACAGATGCTGCTTTCTTCAACTTCTCCAGTTGTTGACTGGTAAGTTGGAAGCACACATCCTCTGTTGGGAGGGTAATCTCTTTTTCTGGTGGAGAAACAATTACAGATGCGTCAGCAAAGAAATACTTGGAACGCATCTTGCCTTCTTTAATCACAACAAACTGATTGTTCTCAAAGTCCAGTTCAGGACTGTTATGAAGTGACAGACCATTAAGAAATTGATTCAGGTCATAGATACCAAAGTCCTTTGGAAACTCTTCAGAAATAGTTGCCTCTGCTAGAATGTTCTTCATAACCGAAATAGAACGCAGTTTGTTTCCTTCCTTGAAAAGAATAGACTGGTTGATAGAAGAGAAGTTCTTCAGAAGATTAACAGTGGACTCAGAAAGTTTCATAATCATTGAGGGTAGGTTTCGCGTTGTGCGTTCTTATCGTTAAAGTGTAGCAGAAGAACAGCATAATGCAAGATCTTCATAATGTCACGTCGGGCAGTGCCTTTCTTATCATACCGAGAAGCATACTTCAAGATATTAGATCTACAGAAAGATTCACCATCACCACATGCTTCTATAAGGTCAAGAGTTTGAAATCCATCATTTGAATAGTGTTGATCATATGTTCCAGAAATATAATCTCCTACTTCTTTAAGGATTTCGTCTTCGTTATACTTCTTTCTACCTTTAGTAGTTGAAGGATTCTTATTAGAATCAGGATTAGGATTTATGTCAAATGTAATATAATCACGAGGAGAAAGATAATCCATAGGAACTTGTTGTGCTGCTCCAAAGTTGATTGTATCAGAGGAAGCAGCACCACTTATAGTACCCACAAAAGGGTTAGCACGGTTTGGATCATTACGATCATAGTCGTACCAATACGGGGATTTAAGACTATCTTCATATCGATCTTCAAAATTTTCACTCATTTTCAATTCCTCATAAAGTAAAGACCAGGCATTCATCAGGGAAGGCATACTTACCTTCCCCAATTATATCAGGATTCCTCAGAATCGGCAACCATCTCAAAGTCAGCATCAACTTTGTCATAGAGTTCCATGAAGGATGCCTTGGTTTCTTCATCAAATCGGTTGATACAGACCTGAATTGCTTTGGACTTATCTTCAAAGATGCTGTAAGCACGGATGATATGAACCAAACGACGAGTACTGATAACCTCCTCAATCCCACCATCATAGAAAGTCTTACGGATGATGTCTGCCCAATCACAGAGATACTTACAGAACGCACGATCCTCAATGTTAAGGTCTAGAGCAATACCTTCTAGAATACGTTGCTCGGTAGCAGAAGAAGGATAAGACTGTTCAAAGGTTACAGGGAATCGCTCAAGGAATGCTTCGTTGAGCACGTTAGTTCCAATGAATCGTCCGTCTTCACTTCCTTTACCTTTAGTATTGGCGGTTGCGAATACATTGAAACCTTCTGTGGGCGTAATGTATTCGCCAGTCTTCTTGAGGAAAATTCCTTTTCCTTCGAGAATAGATTGGAGACAAAGGATTTTGTTTGAGGCAAGGTCGATTTCGTCAAGGAGCAAGATTGCTCCACGTCGTAATGCTTCAATGACTGGTCCATTGTGCCAGACGGTGTTGCCGCCGACAAGACGGAAACCGCCAATAAGATCATCTTCATCTGTTTCGATTGTAATGTTTACGCGGATAAGTTCTCGTTTTGATTGGGCACACGCTTGCTCAACAGAAAACGTTTTACCATTACCCGAAAGACCTGTGATAAACGTAGGGTAGAATAGACCGGACTTAACAATCTTTTTAATATCAGCGAAGTTACCAAAGCTGACGAAGGTATCATCTTTTGCCGGGATAAGGTTTTTCTGTAAAGCAGGCATTGCTGCTGGTGCTTGATATGTTTTTTCTAGTTCTTCTTTTTCTACGAGTTCCCACTTACCGCGACTAGACTTATAGTTGTCTAGTTTCTTAACGACAGTCTGATAGGTAGTATCATTCATCTGGCACCATGCTTTTACATCGCCAGACGTAACTGTTTCTCCATATAGTGCTTGAAGTGAAGAGACAACGTATTCGGTAGATAGCGCCATGATGTAGTTCGTTTGTTCAACAGGTTTAGTATAGGACAAGGTGGGACCACTATCGGTCCCTAGTAGACGGTTTAAAGATTGGTCAACAAACCAAATCCATGAACTGACTCAACACTTTTTTATTTAGTGCCTTTGCTTTAAGATTCTTCATAAAAGCAGACTTGATTTTTGCTTTGGTAGCACCTTCATCAACATCAAGTTCAGAAGTATTTTCAAGTGAATTGGAGAGCATGGTGAACAGACTGGTATATCCAGAGTCCTTTACAGCATAACTCTTTACCTTCTTTGCTTTCCTGATAGCCTCATCACTCGCGCATTCATAACGACGAATGACATCTCCCATCTCACGACCATTACAAAGGCGAATACCAATGAAGTTAGTTTCTGGAAATGTCTGACGAAGATCTTGAAGAAGAACATCGGTAAACTTATAATACGCTTGAGAGAACTTATAAGTATGTCCAGTCTTACGATTACGAAGAAACGAACCAGCGGTGATAGAACAACATCCAAGACGTTCATCGCCCTTATAATCAGTGATGCGTTTGAACACTGGCAAACTATTTGCCTCACCGTCAGTCAAAATAACACAGTGAGTTTTCTGAACACCATGCTTTGTTTTAAACTGAGGGATAATTTCATGAAGACAGATTAGTGATTCATGAAGAGGAGTTCCAGACAATCCCACCTCTGAAGGAATACTATAAGAAACCCAGTGCTTGAATGAAAAAGCAACTCTCCAGAGATTTAGAATATGCTTCTCAATCTCCCCCTTTTTAGCACTACTGGAAAGCATATTCAACAAACTAAAATGACCACCAGTGATGTTAAACATACCCTGTTCATTTTCCTGAGTATCAAGATCTTCCCAATCTATACCATACATACCTGGTTTTGCCCAGTTATTAGTAAAGGCATAAACATCAAAAGGAATGTTAACCTTATTACAGAACCAAACAATATATAAAAGTTGCTTGATAGTGGGAACAATACAGTCTCCCAGAGAACCAGACCAATCAAGAATAAAGATTAAACCATGATTCTTACCATCAGGGAGAACAGTCACTTTCTTGAAGAGATCTTCATTGTACTTATAAGTATGAAGTTTGGAGCAATCAAGAACACCAGTGCGAGAAGTTGCTGCCCGAGCATAAGCATCAGCAGACTTCTTACACTCAAACTCTTTCACCATATAATTGATCTCTTTCTGAGCAGACTTCTTAAACTTCTCAAACTCAGTATCAGCGTATCTAAAATTATAGGGATCGCGAGTCTCATATTTTTTATCGTAAGGACACCAAACTGGTTTAGGATTCAAACCCTCTTCCCAATATTCGTTGATTAGACTATGAACTCTGTCATTAGGGATAATGAAATGCTTAAGATCAACTTTGGGGACTTCACAATACATGGGGTCATGTTGTCCTTCAATATTACCATTAAATTCTTCAGCACCCTCTTCAAACATTTGATCAGTTGTTACTTCAGGTTCCTTGTTGGCAGATTCACGACGATCTGCTTCCTCAAGCATCTCCTCATGAGTCATGAAGTTTTCTTCCGACTCATCTTCATCAGTGCCATCATCACTAGCATTTTCAACTGACTCATTAGGTGTGCCTTGCTGATCAGTCTTCTGTGAGGGAAGTTCTGTTTTGGTAGTTTCAGGTTTTTCAACATCCTTACAGTAGCGATAGATCTCCTCTGCTACCAATAGCGTATCAGCAAATGTTTCAATATCTGACATCATCTTGATAAAAGTCTTCTCTTCATCACTGAAAGGAACCTCAACGAAATTACCAATCTTGTAGTACAGGTTGGCACGATCAGCGAGATTCATATTATTAATATCAGTTTCTTCCAAGCAGAAGAAATCAGTCTCTACTAGTTCTTTATATCCTTTATAAAAACTCTTGGACAGACCAGGATACCGACGCTTCATTAGTTTCTCAATACGAGCGTCTTCTACAACATTAACAAACTGTCTAGGGATACGACCCTCCCAGTCCCACTCGTTAGGAGTAAACAGGGCATGACCAACCTCATGACCTACCAACATATCATATACATTCTCACTTGCTCTCTTCCACATTGGAAGCGTCAGTACGCGGGTTTCAATATTGAACTGTGCGGTGGCGACGTTACGATTCTCTACCACCAAGTCCTCGGTGGCAAGCAGACGAGCAAGTTGTGACTTGATTTCGTAGTTTACAGTCATCGTGCTTTGCTTTGTATGTAGATATCATACCGCAGTCAGAGCAGTTTTAAACCAGGTCCTACCAGTTTGACAACTGTCACATAGACCAATCCCCCGCATCCGTAAGGATACAGGGGACTTTGGTGGTATTACTCCGTTAGGTTGCTTACTTCCTATTCAGTTAGAATGTGTCTACAGACCCTCCTGGCGTTTTGGTCGATTATTTCACAGTCTGAAATGCATTGAAAGTATTCGGACACTTGGTCGTATTTTTGATCGATAGTTGCCTTTTCGTCCCACTTCCATGATGCTAGTTCATTGCGAGAGATAAGATTACGCATAATAACCTCCGTCACTGTATTATATAGTCAGCGTATGCTAACTTAATGACTTTTAGTTACATTGTTATCTAACTCAACATTCTGCTAAATCCCTTAATCTTTTCAAATTTTAAGACCTCATCAAACTTATCCTCAAGACCAGTCTTGTGAGAGATGACAAAGATATTGGCATCCTTGATTACGAATCTAATAATCTTCAAGAACTCCTCTGTACCAAATCCATCAAGAGATGAATCAAACACTTCATCCATAATCAAGAGGTTAGTATTAACAGAATTCTTAAGTCTAGCAATCTCTCTCCAGGTGAAAAGTAGAGACAAGTCAACCCTCATCTTCTCTCCTTCAGAGAAAGAAGAATAGGTGAAGTCTTCGTGAATCGGAGTTTCAATAGTCTCGTTAAACTCTTCATCCAACTTAAAGTTGATATAGAAATCCATCATCTGCAGATAACGATTAACCTGCTGATTAATGAGTGGTAGATACTTATTGATAATCTTTGCCTTAACTCCACCATCCTTGAGAAGATTATAGATGAAGTCTTGGTATGATACCTTGTCTTTTCTTTCAGCAAGATTATCGTATGTTTCCTGAAGAGATTCGTTTAGTTCTGCTAACTTCTCATGCTCAATACTTTGATTTTCGATTTCTGTGGTAATAGTTTGAATTTCTGATTCCAATCGACTGATTTGTCTTTGGAGTCCAGTGATTTCAGTATTGTTAGTAGAAATGCCATTAAGAGAAGAACTTACCTCTTGGGATAGTTTTGAAAAATTGGATTCCCTCAACTCCTCATCTTTAATTGCTTGTTGAAGTTCTTCAAACCCCTTACGCAACTCTTCTGCTTTATCTTGGGAATCCTTAATTCTATTTACACGGAACGATTCTTCTATATCTTGACCGCATGTAGGGCATACCGAATTGTCAGAAAAGAACTTATGGTCCCCTACAAGTTTACCGATACGTTGTGACAGTTTACCTTTAATACCACCAAAATCTCTCAAACGTTTAGTAGCGTTAGAATATTTCTCCATTTCATTTTTCAAGTCCTGCATTTGATTCTCAAGATTAAATCCATCTTGATATCGATTATGAACATTTTCTTCGTAAGAAGTAATCAGTTGTTTCTTCTTATCGATATCATTTTTTGTTTGACTCTCAATCTTATTAATAAATCCTTTCTGCATCTCAACTTTATCCTTTAAGGATTCTTTCTTAAGATCAAGAGTTTTAATTTCATCTTTAAGGAGTCTGATCTTTCCTTTGACAATATCATTCATTGAGGAAAAGATCTTAATATCCAACAGGTCCTCGACAACTTCTCTGCGACTTGACACAGGAAGTTGCATGAAAGGAACAAAGGTGCTGCTACCTAGAATAACAATCTGCGTAAATGACTTGTAGTTCATCTTCAAGACATTTTGCTCTAACCACTTCTGCTGATCAATCGCAGAAGCATTCTGATTTAATTCTTCATCATTACGGAATATCTTAAAGATATTTGGTTTGATCCCACGCTCTACCTTCCATATGATACCGCCAATGTCAAACTCAATTTCTACAAAACAGTTCTTTTCATTAACACTATTAACCAGTTGTCCCTTATTAATCTTACGAAAGGACTTACCATATAAAGAGAAAGTAAGAGCATCCAGAATAGTTGACTTACCAGCACCATTCGATCCAATAATTAAAGATGTAGACTTTCTATCAAGTTGAACAGTAGTGGGTTGATTCCCGGTTGATAAAAAGTTTTTCCATAAAATAGTCTTAAAGGTAATCATTCGCGTTATCAGGGGGAATCACAATGTCATTTCTAGTAATCACAGTATAGCGATGGTCATGCATTTCGCATGTCTTGATCATCACTTCATCTTCTACTTCTAGCACATGCATCTCTGGATAGTCAAGCTCTTCCAGATGCATCGCATATCGCATGGCATCATCTTCTTGGTCGAAAATATAGAGAACTTGTTCTCCGTCATCATCTACGACTGAATATGCTCCGTCTTTCTCTTTGCCTGCGTCAGTAAGTATAAACATCAGAAAATTAATTCACAAGCCTCTTGATATGTTGATCTCATGAAGTTTTTGAACATAGACTTATCAAGACTAATGTCTGCTTCTTCAATATATCTATCAAGAATAGAAAGAGTATCTTCTGTTTCTAATCCATCTATGTCAACATCTTCATCATTGAGAACAAAGTTTTCAACAATCTTTAAATCAGCAACATTTGAAGAGTACAACTTATCGATGAACTTCTCAAATTGAACACTATCAGACTTCTTGCGGACAATAACTTTTACAATCTTGCCTTCATATTCTCTGGTGTCAAATAGTTGGTGATCAGTATCTTCGTAATAGATTATCTTGAATAATGTATACGGATTGTTAACAGGTGTGTGTTCCATCGTCTCTGTATCAAAGAGGTGAAAACCACGAACATCATTTACATCATTCCAGAACATCTCATAAGGATTACCTAGGTAGAAGACTGTTCCATCATCTGACCTTGTATGGTAATGACCCGAAAATACCCGCTGGAACTTCTGATATAGTTTGCTTTCCATACCATGCTCCATGACGCATCCACGATGAGCTCTAAATCCTTGGAGTTCAAGGTGCCCCATCGCACACTTGCTAGTTGAATTTTTAATAGATTTAATAGTATCCTTTTCATTTTCCTCACAAATCCATGGAATGTACAGTACGTTTAAGTTACCAATCTTGACTTCCTGTGCTCTAGAATAGGTAATAACATTATCATATTCTTTAAGTAGCAGTTCTACCGCATTGATAGAATTGGTGTTCTTATAGTACGCATCATGATTGCCTACCATCAAATCCATTGTGATGTTCCTCTCTTTCAGAGGTTCAAACACAACACGCTTTGCCCAGTCAAGAGATTTAAACTCAATTCCCTTTCTACTATCAAAAGCATCACCCATATGAATCACATGAGTAATGCCCATCTTGTCTAGAGTAGGAAAGAATACATCTTTATAAAATTTCTCAAAGTAATCGTGAAAGAGTTTAGACCCTTTACGAGCACCATAATGAGTGTCAGTGATAATCGCTACGAGCATCAGTTACGAAGTTTGGAATGGACAGCATCCTTGATGGAATTATAGTCCGAATAATTCTGGCTGTCAATCTCATTGGCATCAAACACCTCATCAAAATCTGTCTTCTCAAGAATCTTGTTCTTAATCTCTAACTGCTTCTTCTCTTGCTGAATACGTCTCAAGAAGGCATAGTAGATGATTTGAGTGAAATATGCGAATGGGTTCTTTGATTTCTCTGGATTAAAGTTATGAACGTATCTAACACAATTCTCAATACCGTCACAGATCATGTCATCCTTAAACATGTAGTTGACAAAGTTTGGTTTGTACGATAGGTGATTGGCAATCTTCAGGAAGCATTCACCGATGTACCTAGGGATAGGAGGTTTAGGTTGATCATTCAACTTTGCTCTTGCCACTTGAGCAAAGTACAATTCCAAAGCATTAAGAAAATCTTTGTTATTGACGTAATGTTCTGATTTCTTTGGTCTCGGCATAACCCCATAAGCATTGTTAACAGCCATAATATATTTAAATCCGTTTCACTTATTATAACAGATTAGAAGGCACTTGACAAGATACTCAATACGGTATAGACTGGGTTTGTCGCCTTTGAAGAATAAGTTCTAGCTATTATTATAGAGTTTCTCTAAAACCTCTTTAGCCTCATGGACAGAAGCCAAGTATCCCATCTTCCTATCTAGTTTAGCAAAGTTCCCTTTACTCTGTTTACGAATATAATCTTGATAGTATAGAATCATTTCAATATCTTCTGATTCACTCATTGTCAAGACATCTTCTAGATTCATAATAAACATATCTTCTTTAGTTGTCTTTAACCATGGTTCAAAATTATATCCTTGTACTGTTCCTCTAACTTTAATTTCTGATACTACAATTGGATTTGATACCAATAACATTGTCCTGTTGTCTTCTTCTGATGCTGCTACCTTACAGAAGACCTCATCACCACCTTTAAGTTTTATAGTTGCGTAAAAATCATCTTCAATCATAGGCTATTCTCCTTTTCTAGTCTTTTATGTCAATTGATATAATGTCATAATTGAATTCTTCTTGGACGTAAATCTTAACTCTTTCAATAAAGTGATTAAGAGTATAATTCTTTCTTGATCCTGTGGTCAGATCATCAGCAATATCATATAGTTTGGCACTTACCTTATCTTTGCCTTTGCGAAGGACTCTACCAATACTCTGTAAGTTCCGAATACGAGACTTGGATGGAGAGGCAAAGATTACATTATGCAAGTTCTTAATGTTGATTCCAGTTGAGAAGGTGCCATAAGATGCGACAATAATTGCGTCTTTTTGTGTTTCTGTAATTTCTCTGACTAACTCACGATCTTCAGCATCAACACCACCGTGAACGAAGAACACCCTTCTTCCTTCACTAACATTTTTATTTATCAATTCATAAAGGACCTTACCATGAGCCTCTACGCGACTGAACAGTATCAGAGAGTTACCGTTTAGATCTATCGCTAGATTCTTGATAAAATTATTTCTTCTTTCATGACTAATTAAGAACTGAATCTCATCTTCATAAGTATCAAACTTCTTTGGTTTGTATTTTAAAACTAAACATTGAATATCAAGATTGGCAAGGTGTCCTTCATCAATAAGTTTCTTGGTCCCCGTTACCTTATATGATGGACCAAACAGTCCCTCTAACACCCACTTATGCGTCTGTGTGCCGTCTAATGTTCCTGTGAACCCATATCTATATTTGGCATGATGTAACTTGTCCATAATACCTACAAGAGACTTACTCTTAAAAAGGTGCGCCTCATCGCCAATTACTACATCATACTCTTCAAAGAATTTTCTATCTAATTGATAGACAGACTGCCAGGTAGTAATAGTTACCTCATTAGTATTAACTCTCTCACGACCAGCATAGATTCTGTGACAGTAGTTTTCAGCATCCCATCCATAATCTTGGAAGTCTTTATACATCTGCTCTACCAGAGATGTCGTAGGCACCACTAATAGAATCTTTTTGCCAGCATTCACAAAGAACCTTACAATAGAGTAAATCATAAATGACTTACCAGATGCCGTGGGAGATATGAGAAGTTTTCTATTGTATCGTAAAGCATCAGATACTGCTTCTATCTGATAGTCTCTGGGTTTTAATGGTGTGATAGATGACATGAAATCTTTGACACCTTCATGACTCACCATTTCATTAACTTCAAATGGAAATCCATAGAACTTATTAGGTTCAAACTTATATGTATATCCTGCTTTCTCGCAGAACGCAATAACTTTATCTAATAGTCCGACATAGATTCTTTTCGTTCTAATATCAAACAGATGAATCTCTCCGTTCCAATGCCTCTTGCGATACTGAGGCATGAACTTCATATTTGGTACTTCAAACGTAAACCTATCACGTAGCTCATACTCTACATGAGGTTCAGTTTCAATTTTTAAATATACCTCGTTAACCTTTTCAATAACCAGGTCAGCCATAATAAAATCTCACCTAGAGATATTTATTAACTGTTTGTAAACTGATAATCTAGTAACATTCTTTGAAACTGATCTCTCATAGCCCACATGTGTTCCTGCTCTTCATATGGTCTAGCAGGAGAACCTGGCCAGACTCTAATAGATTCTTTCACACAATAATGTAGAAGACGAACGTCATCTATTGTGACGTTCATACTATAGTCGTAAATTGGTTCTTCTTGGTTCATCCTAATCCTGAACTAAACCGCATGAATTCGATAGCATTCTTAATTTGATATGTACGATTACCAACCTGTTTAAGTATCTCTTCAAGATATCTTAAGGTTGTTTCATAGTAATCGATTTTAAGACTACACTTTGATAATTTTTCATCAGCATCAAGATACTTCTGCATCGTATCCTTATCTCTTATCTTCTTAGGAAAGGGATTTTCAATGTATACTTCTGGGTCCGATTTACCAGAGAAGTATTCGTATCGTTCGTGTCTGATATTCTTTCTTTGCTGTTCCGCCTTCTTGCGAAGAAGCATCACAGTATTGTACATCTCATAATATTTAGCATGAAGAATGGGAATATTTAAAGATTCAGTATGTAAGTTATCTGGATCAATTTTTGAGTCACTTTCCCACATGCTTTGGATTGTCTCCAAATCAATCATAATTAATCAGGGCAGCACCCCACAGATTCAATGTTGTATATATCATACTTAAAGGACACCTCTGCTGTAAAATACTGCGTGTCTGGTAGTGTAGCATCAAACTGAATAGTTGACAAGGAGTATGGGAACATGTTCTCAAATGTAACTTTGAAGTTAGGGTTCATTAGAGAATCATATACAATCAATGTTCCATCAGAGTAAATATTCAACCCATCATTCAAGTCTGGTCTTGAAATTCCTTCTGATTCATTTTGAAAATCATAAATTTGATCTATAGTTTCTGGAAATCCAATACCACGAATCCAATTTTGACATTCAAGATAGTTTTCAAGATTTTCATCAACCATAAACTGAAGTGTAAGATCACCAAATTCAATGATCTCTCCGGGTTGCGGTAGATTCTTTAATGCCTGTGTTGGTTGAATCGTTGTACCAAGTAAGAGTTCTGGAATATTAACAGCATTACCAAAGAAAGCAATCTTAGGTGCTCTTGAAATAATCATCTTAAACCCAGAAGGTTGTAAGAAGTTTCTATCAGCAATCTGCTTTAACTTTGTCTTTCTGTATAGACTATTACCTCTTATAGGTTGTCTAATTCTAACTTGAGCAGCAGTGCTTAATGGATTAAGACCACTACGCCTAGGATTCGTTGCCATATCCTTTCTGATTATTTATCAATAGACATAAAAAAAGGAGACCCGAAGGTCTCCAAGAAATATGTGAACCGTGATCACATGAGGTTCTTGACGGCAACGCGACGATAGTAGCGGTTGCTGTTGACGCGGAGGCGTCCAAGACCTTGAGTGGTTCCTTCTGCGAATGGGTTTGCGACGATGCCGTAGCGCGTCTTGAAACCAATTTTAGGTTGGAAGGTGTCCTCTCCAACGGCGCGAACCATCTGAAGGGGAACGTAAGGACAGTAGAACAGTCCAGCGTCATAAGGTGAAGAACCTTTATAACCAACGACGTAATACTGATTACCACCGGTAGCGTTACCAGGTGCCAAGTTAGCAGCATAGGGGTCGATGTAGACGCGGAACTTGCCGTTAATCGTACCAGCAAAGGTGTTACCGGTGTCATCAACGTTCAAGTTAGCGTTGAGTGCTGGAGTGTAGTCCAGGATTCCTGCCATGGTCAGTGCGGAGGCAACGTCTGCCGAGCACATGATCATGTTGCCCTTTCCTCTACGAGTTCTTTGTGCGATGGCGTTAGCATCACGCTCGATTTGGAATAGAAGTCCTTTGAACTTCTCAACGGACCAACGACCATTGGAGTCAACGTCCAGGTCGAATACACCAGCAGTAGCGGTGTTAGAAACAGCACCTTGCTCAGCAATCTTGTAGATCGTTCTGATAACTTCTCTGTTGATCTCAGCGAGGATCTCAGTAGAGAGGATATTAGCAAGTTCTGCTTCAGCGTTAAGACCGTGAATTGCCTTCAGGTCTTGTGCCAGTTCCAAGGAGTACTCTGCTTTCAGAGCTCTGGATTTAGCGGTTACGGTGACTTTCTCAATAGAGAATGCCATCTGGTTGAACTGATTGCCTGTGCCATTGCCCAGGTTCTCAGAATCGCCAGTGACCATTCCCTGACCGACATCATAGGCGGTAGAGGTAGCGGTTCCGACAGGGTTGAGGACGGAAGGATTGGTGCCCGAACCTTGTGCGGTTGTACCCAGACCAGCGTTAACGTCTGAGAAACCAGCGGTCAGGTTCTTACCATCATCCTGACCGGAGAATGCGGTATCGACTTCATCGAAGAAGGTTTCATTGCCGCTCTGACTTTCATAGCGGGAACGCATTGCGAAGATAAGTCCAGTAGGACCGTTCATTGGTTGAACGCCAGCCAGGTCATAAGCGACCAGGTTGGGCATTGCGCGTCTGATCAAAGAAATCAGAACGGGGTCGAAACCAGCAACAGGACCGGCCGCTTGACTGTCAGCGCCACCAAATCCACCAGACGCACCAGCAGCGTTACCGCTATTGGTGGGGGTTTCCATCAGGTTAATACCTGTGTTAAATGCTGATTCCTCTTTGAGGAATTTTTCTTGGTTCTCAAGCAGGACAGCGGTTACAGCTCTTCTGTGGGAATCTTTGATTTGATCAAGACCCTCATAGTCGAGAAGAGGACTCCACTTTTCCTGCAGATGCTCGGATTGGAACATTTGCTTTTACCTTTAAGTTACAGTTTTGTTTGAATTAATAATAAATTCAAGAGTTTCTAAATGCACCCAGTGCCTTCAGATATGAATCCATTCCTGCTTGTACAGGAGCATCAGTCGTATCTACACCCTCAGAAAGGGTTTGAGGTGCGGATGCTTTAGCGGCGGGAGTGTTTCTAGAGAAGTAAGACTCCTTTAGAGTTTCCAGCTTTTCACGATATTCTTCTTCACTTTCAAACTCAACACTTTCGGCAAGTGAAGCGAGCTTCTCTTTCTGAGTGGACGCGAGTCCTTCAGAAACTTGATCAAGAACAACATCGGCAGTGGACTCAGCGAGTCTCTTATTCAGTCCGATGTTCTTGTCGATCTGCTCATTGAGCTTGGTCTCCATTTCATCAAGTTTTTCTACCATGCTTTCCAGCACATCATATTTCTCTTCAGGGATTGTTACATAATGTTCTTCAAAAAGACCCTTCATTCCAGAAAGGAATGATTCGGTCATTTCAGTCTTAAGTCCAGCCTCAACAGCCAGTTCGTTCTCGGTCATCCACTCTTCGCAGACGTACTCAAGATACGCATCGACTCTCTCGGTCAGGGTGTCTTTAAGACCTTCCTTTTCTTCAGCAAGTTTTTCGGCATACTGAAGTTCCAGAGTTTCCTGGACTTCTTTAATTTTAGAATTAAGAGCGGCTTCAAAGATAACCTTTGCTTTTTCTCTGAATTCTTCGGAGAGTTCTTCGCCACCGAGGAGAGCGTTAACGTCTTCCTCGACGTTATACTCTTCTACAGTTTCTTCTTCGGCAACGATTTCATCAGTAGAAGTTTCCTCTTCTTCAAGAGTTTCCTCGTCTACTTCTGATTCTTCGCCGTATGTATTCTTTTTAGATGAATCCATTGCGTCCGCTGCTTTCGCTCCTTTGTTAACTACATCCTTGACGGTTTTGATCTTAGGCTCTTTGAGCTTTGCAGAATCATCGTCGGACCTGTAGTTCTCGGGTGTTGGACCGCCCAGATCTTCGTAAGAAGGGGACTGACCTTCGCCAGGATTGGATAGCTTTGGCATCGCCTCGGCAGGCTTTGCACTAGCGTTCACAGCAGTTTTAGATTGCTCCATTTCTTGTAAATCTCCACGAGACATTTTACTCTCCGAATTAACCTTAATTAATCTATATTTATTTATAAATTAGAATCTTTTACAGATTATTGAGAAAATCATTAAAGAGACTAATTTTCTTCTCATCAAGTTGTTTTTGATCAACCAAGGTGTTGATCTGTTTGTATGTTTTGGCAGCTTGTTGCTCTCTCAAGATTCCACCATCCCATACCCAGTTCTTTCCTTCCATAATTCCCTCAACAAAAGCGTCGGGGGCAGAGGGATCTGCTACAATATCAGCAGCAGTTGAAAGCATAAAGTCATCACCAACGATGTTTACGCCTTCTCTTGTTTGTTTGAGGGATCCGATACCTCTAGAAGAAACACCAAGTTTAACGCCCTCACTGATGAGAGACTCTGCAATTTTACCCATCGGAGTAGAAAGGATCTTTGCTTTACCGATAAAATTGGTTCCGTTTTCCTTGAGCGAAACAATCTTGTGACTGACGCGATCCAGATTAACAGTTGGGCCATCTGGATGTCCGAGTTCTCCAAGAGCCCTCCCAGCAGCAACATGGTTCTCTGTGTATCTCTGGACTTCTTTTCTCAAAGTCTCCATGGGATACATACGACCATTTCTGTTCTTGAGATCTCCCTGCAGGAAGATACCCTCAATGAACATATTCTTTTTACCGTTGCGTTCTTCAACGATAAAATCAACTGTTTCGATTTCTTCTCTAATGAGTTTCATTGGTTTTTTCAGGAAACTTGTACTTGTTGGATATATGCTTTGCCACTTCCAGTCTCTGATTTAACAGCGACTTTGATTGACTTTCTCAATTGAGTCCAGTTATTAGGATCAAATGTATCTGTTACCGAGGATGAATTGTAATCAATCACAATTCTCGTATTGTAAAATCCAGCAGAACCATTTGTTTGGTCAATAGATGATACAATTTTATGAGCAAAATCAAAGTTAGATTGTCCAGCGGATAATGTAACCGCATCACCTACGGCAAAAGGAGAACCTGTTCCCTCTGGGAAATCAATTGTAGTTGTAGTACCAGTGATAATTCCAACAACTCTTTGTGCTGCTGGGAAACCAATAGCAATCTCTTCAGCACCACCAGAACTATCAACATAAAAGTTCTCATTCGTAGCAACTGGGTTAGTTCCAATTGCGACGTAGCATCCAACAGATTCCGCTACAACTCTGATATTCTCAACCTGTTGCGAAATAGCAGAAGATTGTGCAGATGATGTAGATGTCGCAATTACTGTGTTAATGCCTACTGGTTTGATGGCCATTATCTTAAATTACAATAAGTCCTAAACAATATTTATTATACTTCTTCCTCTGGGGTATCATCTACTTCAATCTCCACTGGATTATCAAAGATAGATGCTGCCACTTGAGGACGAATATTTGTGATTCTGTCTGCCGATTTAGCAAACAAAATATCTTTAATTTTGTCACTAACTTGAGTCGGAGACTCATCAGCAACAAGCAAATCCATTAATTCTTCCATTTTGTATAAAATACTTGTGTGTTGTTATTTAGATTTCACCACCTTTTGGTGGTTTAATCTCAGGTGTTGTTGGCATTGGAGGTGCTGCCATAGCATCAGCGGGAGCACCAGGTTCTGGTGGTAAAGGTTCACCAGTGACAGGATTAATACCCATCTCTTCTGGATCAGGAATCATTCCAGAATCAATTTCTTTTTCAATCAACTTATCCTGCTCTTCAATTTCTTGATCAGACTGACGTAGAACATTTCTTCTGATATAATCATTAGAATAATACTTACCAATGTATGGTTCGTACAGTTGAGCAAGGTTGATTCTTTCTGTTGATAGTTCTGTATCTTTTAATTCAGCAAAGTGATTATCATACAGGAAATCATATTGAATATGATCTGCCATAGTTTCCCAATCTTCGGGAGTGACAACGTTCTTCAGAATTAGTTGAGTTTTCAACATGTCATTGAACATGTCCGAGAATCTCTTTCTCAGTCTACCAACAAATTTAGAGAACTTAACCTCATCTCTTAAAATTTCAGATGAACGACCCATTGAAAAACCAGTATCACCTTGGATACGACTTTCGGGAACATTTAATGCTCTATAAAGTTTCTTCTGGAAGTAGTTAATATCAGTAATTTCACCAAGATTCTGACCACCAGGAAGTGTAGTAATTTCAGTTCCTCTACCGCCTTCTCTTCTAGGTAACCAGAAATCTTCCATCATAGACATAAACTTTTTGTCATCTCTGACTTCACCAGTATTAGCATCATAGACAAGTTTGTTTCTATAACGCATCATCACATCACGCAGGTACTGTTCTGCCTTTTGCTTTGGAAGATTACCAACATCAATGTAGAAGATTCTACGTTCTGGTGCTCTTGATAAACGATAAATGACGAGAGAATCCTCAATCATCATTAACTGATTAAGTGGTTTGATTGACTTATGCAACCAAGACAATGTTGTTCCTTTATTTCTATCTACCAAACCAGAAGTACAATAGGTGACAGAATCGCGTGTCATTCTGACGCCTTTGGTGGTTTGATTGATAGCACTATATCCACCAGAAGATGTTGAACTTCCTGGATTATAAATGAAAAACTCTTCAATCTCTGGATAATTATAGGTAGTAGGATTGTCTCTGTCTAGATTATTTCTTATACTTTGAACACTATCCTTACCTTTTTTCTTCAACTGACGAATATAACGCATCTTAGATGAGTCAATATATCTTAACTCCTGAATACCATTTTGTGGATTCTTCTGGTCAATAACTTTATTATAGTAAAGTCTTCCATCAATATACCAATTGCGGAAGATTTCGTGTGCCTTTTTATCAAAATCAAGCAGTTCTAGGATATATTTGAATTCATCCCTTACTTTCTTTTTGATACCATCACTGGCTTTTAGATTAGACAGTTCAATTGAAATAGGACTGTCATTAGTGTCTGATACAATTGCTTCATTAACAACATCTTCAATCGCACTATCGCACTCTGGATACAATGCCATTGAGCGATATCGTCTAATTAGATCATTCTCGTTCTTATATTTTCCTTCAATATCAACGTAGGAACCATAAAAACCCGACGAGACGTAGTGCTCAGATCCATCTTGGTTAGAAGGTGGAATCGGAGATACTACTCCCGGCGGGTTCTTATCGTTATCTTCAATTGAGAATCCAAATAATCTCGCCATTATTAATAAGACTAGAAACGTTCGTTCTAGTTATTTATCACTGAATCAGTACCTGACCTCTAGCGCCTCTGTTTCTGACCAGGGAGTTACCGATTGTGAAGTACTGAACCTGGAAGGTAACAGTGAATTCTTCAATCTGATCGGTATTGTCGTAGGACAGTTCGATAGCAGAAACTTCAGTTGGGAAGACATCAAAGAACTTGTAGTTTCTAAGCGTAGAAGACCTTCTACCTCTTCTGTTTCTCGTTGATTCGGCAACTCTACCTCTACCCAGTTGAGTGACATAAGCGTCAGTCATATAGGATGATGGATTGGTAACACCAGTCGCATCATTCAACTTACTCATGACGTTCATCCACTGCTCGAAAGCAGTTCTGAGTTGGAAGTCCTCATCATTGATGATGGTGACGGTCCAGGTATCGAAGGTTCTGTCTCCAGCAACCTTCAAGATTCTACCTCTGAAAGGAACGGGTACTTCAGCAATAGTGGAAGCAGGCAACTGAGCCGCTTTCGCCAAGAATTTAAAGGTTCCGTTTTCTCTTTTTCCACCATTTCTCCAAACTCTTCTACCAAGAGCAGCAGGGAACGATGGAATATTAACTTCAAATAGATTGGGGCGAGCGCCGCCGCCCGCCAATCTGTTTTTGAATTGTGATAAGGTTCTAGTTTGTGGCATTGGTTTTTCCTCTTAAATGTTTGATATTAGTAGATTAGGCTGCTGTGCCAACTACTTCATCAAATGAGATTCCAGACCTGGTTGCGACGAACGTCAGAGTGATGTAGTTAATGGATCTCGCAGGTGAGATGAAGATGTCCGCTCTGAATTCGTTGTTATCAACGACAGCAGGCGTGTTGTTAGTTTCATCACAAACAACTGTGAACTCTTCAATTCCTCTTTGTGCCTGAATATCTCTCAGGTAAGGAATGACAATGTTGACGAAGTTCTCTCTTGTTTCCTCATCGTTAAGTTCAAAGAGTTGATCATTTGCTGCTTCTTCAAGTGCTTGCTCGACTGTGAGGAACAGGCGGCGAACGTTGATTCTATCAAACGCAGAACTGTAACTGAGACCAGTCTTGTCGCCAAATAGGATGACTCCTTGACCGTTCTGATTGATTACAGGGTTGATTCTGTTGCCATAGAGCACATCTCTCTGTGCCTTATTGGGATTGTACGCCAGTTTGACAGCATTGTTAATGTTGCCTCTTTGCTGACCAGCAGGTGAGAACCAAGGGAATGATTCAATGCTAGTTCTAACCATCAGACCCGCAATGTCACCATTCAAAGGAACATAACGGAACTCATTGTTGAATCTGTCATATGTATACTTATATCCACTATCAAATACCGCGTAGGACGAGGAAGTGATAGGTGAGTAATACTTGACCAGATTGCTAGTCTGTGTAGTTGTATTTGTTTCTCCAACAACATTTGCTCTGTGTGGGGAAATG